TCAAGATGATCACAACATGAGTCATCATCATGAAGATCAATCATATCAGTATCGGTCAAACAAGTAAGTTTGCCGAAGAGAAAATCAATGAAGTCAGTGTCGTCTTTAGAAAACATTGGTCCAGCGGGTGTGGTTTGCTTTAGTGATCCTACCTTCTGCCAACATGTTGTCACACACTCGGCAGAAGACTTGAAACTTTTCTTCACGGGTGAGCACATGTGGTTGAGCACATGTGGCAATCACCTTGAGCATTTGTGCTTTGGTAGTGATCATGATCAGCAGTAGACAGGAGAGTAATCAGTGCCAGTGTATTCTTCAGTGTTAAAGTCACTGATGGTAGCACCGTTGGCGATGTAGCAGTTCACATCATACACCATGTCGGTCTTGGTGCGGGTGGAGAATGAAGTCATCTCAGTCTCAGCACCCTTGTGCCAGATGACACGCTTGACGAAACGCTTGCCAGTGCCAACAGGATAGAAGTCGATCTGTGTGGCGGAGGTGTGGAGACGCATGTGCTTCCCTTGACGACTTCTATAGAATACATCATTCAGGGTGCTGTGGGGCAGATGGTAGACACTCCTGCAACTGGTCATACAGGCGACCTGCGTTGACGTTGTGGTGATAGGAATACTGTTCAGTGTGTCCCAGAGGACATCCCATCATCATGTCCATCAGGAATCGGATCTGAGAGGCGCTCAGGAGCACGTCAGTGGTTTGAGTGGTTTGGGTCATGACAGGTAGTTTAGGACGCTTGTGGACGCTTGTGGAGGGGTCTCGGGCAGTGCATCGTAGTTTGTTTTGATCAACTGTCCCCGAAGATAGGAATGATGTTAGTTTGAGCGTGTTCAGTTTTGTTTATGTGCTGCTCCCACAGAGCGGCATCGTCCAAATTGTAGAAGATCGCTTCTTGGCGGGAAGTGCCTTTTTTCTTGTTCTTCATCCACACAACTGCGTACTTCATGCCAGAATTCAGGGTAAACAACGATGTTAACATAATGACGACCCCACCGTGAGTTTGCACTCGTGGGCAGTGGGATGTCTTTGAAACAAATAGTGATGTAATACTCACTAATGAAAGAAATATAACCTGTGACAGGTCCATATGTCACAGGTTGGAGAAGTTCAAACTTCGGGTTCTGGGGTTGATTCTGGGACATCATCACCAATTTTCTTTCGCAAGTCTAGGATCTGTGCTTGCAGTAGTGCCATGTTTTCGTCATGAATCTTCATTACTTCAAGAATGCGATTGCATACCTCTTTAGTTTTAATAACTTCTGCTACTAATGAATCGTCTGCCATGTCAATAACGGTTGGGAATGTTGTTTAGTTCGCGGGTGACTTCAACTGGATCAATGTCATCATCTAAACCAGTAACAGGTCGATGACCGAGAACCAATTGTAGCGCACCTTCTGCTCTTTCTTTACTCTTTTTGTGATATGTAATAATATCCTCGATACAATCCTTGAGATCGTGATAGAATTCAAGGATTGACACACTATTATCTTGCATGTAATCATCTACAGCATCTTGTAGACGACACTTACGCTGTTCAGCATAAGTTTTATCTGACCCAAGAAATGGGCGTCCTTCAATAGTCATGATCAATACTCCGTAGCGGCGATACCTTTGACAAAAATAGAATCTACAACACGCTGGAGACGCTTCTCAGTCTGCTTACCATAATTGGTGAAGACAGGCACAGTCACGAAACCAGTGCGCTTGCGGTAAAACTCAAGTTTACCAGGGGCGATCTTGCCTGATTGTATATCAGCAGCATCACGTTTGTCAAGTCGGATAACACGACCAATAGTCTGCGCCATCTCAATCACGGGAAGATTGCGGAGCAGAATGGTGTGGGTGAGACCAGGAACGTTGATACCTTCGGACAGGATGCTGTAGTGAAACATGATAAACTTACGGTTGGGATCTTTACCCCAAGTGTCAAGAGTATCGAAGAACTCTTGACGACCAACCTTAGTTTTGTTGACATATGCACCGTGCTTGCTGGTAATATGCAGCACATCATAACCCTTGTCAGCAAACTCCTGCATCACATTAGTGCCAGAGAGCAATGCCCACAGCACACGAGTGTTAGGAGCAGCGACAAGGATCTTCTGTGCAGCATCATCATCGAGTTTGTTGATGATGTCAATCAGCACCTCACGGTCATTCTCAGCAGCAGCAAGATTCTTGTTACGCTCAAGATCAACAACGTGCGGCAAAATAGTAGGAGGGATGATACTGCCGTTGTTGATCAGTTCAGGCGCAGGCACATTGATCAGTTCAGAACCATACACATCAGTGTTGTTCATGCTGATCACACCACCACGATACTTAGGAGTGGCAGTCAGATAGTATGCCTGTTTTGCAGTCAGCGAAGCAGCAGCAACCTCTTTGAAAAAGTCACGACGGACAGAGTTGTGTGCTTCATCATAATAAATGGTGTCAACATCAATGCCTGCCTCATTGACACGACGCAAAGAGTTGTAGGTAGTGAAGATCAGTTGGTGAATACCAGCAGCAGCACAGACACCAGCATGACACTGGATCTTGTCAATCTTGGTGCTGCTGTTACCATCAACCTCACCGCTGTGAACATGCATCACAGCAACATCAACCTTACCATTGAGTTCAGCAAAGAACTCTTCATACAACTGCACTGACAGCAGAATGCGAGGAGAGACCACCACAATAGTCTGAGGGGTCTCTGCCTGCTGCAAACGACGCAGAGTGTCCAGAATCATGACAAGGGTCTTGCCACCGCCTGTAGGGCAGGTCAGACGACCGCGATCAGCACGTTGCAGGGCATCGAGCATACGCTGCTGGTGTGGGCGAAGGGTCAGGGTCAAGTGGGTCTCTTGCGTCGTTGAGACAATTATAGGGTATGAAAAAGAGGGTGCGAGACCCCCTTGTGACACTTATTAATCGTCCACCGCGTCAACCGACTCAATGTCGCAGACTGGCACCTCATGTTCACCACCAACCAGATACCAATGCATCATCTTACCATGATACTCAGGGTGTGCTTGATAGTGATGAGTATATTCACGTTCACCACAATACATCAGTTCACTTTCTGGAATGTTATTATCACGCAGCATTGCTTGCAGTTGCATGTGCAGTAGATCTACTTTAGCAGGAACTTTCATAATAATTTACAAACACTTTTCTAAGTTATCACACCAATCAATCGCTGTCAAGGGTTGATCTTAAATTATTTGACCATCTAATATTACCGTCTTCATCGTAAATAGTTACTTCAATGAAATAAGTGTCATCACCATATTCTCCAATAATCTCTGCATATGTTGGAAATGTTGATTCTGCTATATTAATTGCTCTTTGGAAACTAGTAAATGCAAAGAAACAATCGTCATCTGTTTTTAATGCATTGACAAATTGACGATCGATTTTTCCTGTATAAAATTCAACAATAGCATCTCGATTATCTTTCTTGGATTCGAAATACATCAATGCAGATTCAGTTTGTTTCGTGTAAAACGAAAGAATTTGGGATAGTCTAATATTATACATTATTCTAACTAAGGGTGGAGAAAACTTTTTTTAATGCAAAGATTGGTTTTTGAATGACTTTTTTAATATCGTCTGCATTATTTAATCCTTCATTGTTTTCGAAAAATACTCTACTCAATTGACCGATTGCTTCTCTTACTACAGGATCACATATGTGAGATTCTATCCAGAATATACAAACTCTACGTTTACCTCTAGTAATTTGTTTAACAGAATGATATTCATTGGTTGGATACAGTAACAAAGTACCTGCTTTTAACTTGTGATTTACTTCAACACTTGATCCAAGATTAACGCTTAACTCACCACCATCATATTCTTCAGGTTCATTCAAAAAGATAGTACAACTCATGTCAGTTCTCACATAATTCTCCATATAATATGCATCAATGTGAGGTTCATAAAAGTGACCCTCATTATATTGAGTAAATGTAAAATTACTAGTTCTTTTTAATGATGTGAATTGTGTTAATTCACTATTGAGCATCATTTGATTTTTGATAATATCACCACATTTGTAATATGCTTCGTCATGTTGCATTACTAGATTATTCTTAACCATGGGATTTTCTTCATTCCCATATTTACCACTAAGAAATGTTGCTTCAGTATCGTAAATTAGATTAAGTTTTCTCAAATCATCGGATGTTAAAAAATCATTAATAATATAAAACATAATTACTCTCCCGTTCTTTCTTTCAAAACAATTTCAAATTTAGTATCAATATATTTAAGAACTATATCAACTTGATGCTTGATTGCATCCAAATCTCCAGATTTAACAGCTTCATCAAGTCTAGACATATCAATTCCAATATCTGTTGATTGCAATCCAAGAGTATGTGCAAATCTAAGCAACTTAGCTTTAAGCATAATAATACCTTCTGGATCCCATTGATCTTCTGTCTCTAAATATCCAACTTCTCCATTTGGATACAACTCATGATATTTGTTAGGAGGAATTGGAAACTTTGCATTAATATATTCACCATTCAACCACTCTTCGGTCTTTGTTATAGATCTAAGATTAGATCTATAAATTCTATATTCCTCCCGTTGTTCATCAGATAGATCATTATCGGGAAGTTGAGTCCAATCAGTTTCGGTTAAAAATTGGTTTTTCTTTGCACCAATATTATGTCGAACAAATGCAAACTGCGATTTTAGTCTTTGTTCAACTTCATGCTTTGTTTTTTGTAAGTAATTCAAATGACATATCTGATAGACAGACAAGAAATTTGATTTCAATGTTTCTAACTCTTCGTCAGTAAGATCTTCAACAATATATGCTTGCTGTCTGGATAACTTCAATCTCCAATCATAAACAGATCTCTTTTTTTCAAGCATATAAGTGCCATCATCATAATATGTAAAAATTTCAATAGTATCTTCATCATTCCACAGCGCACTACCAAGACTAGTCTTGCATTGTTCTAAGACTGTAGCAGGAATTGGGTGTGTCGTAGTTACTTTTTCTGAAGCAGAAAGAATAGTATTACTACTTCTCACAAATTGAATAACAGGTGTTTTATTGTCCATGAGTTTAAACTATTGAGCAGTTATTGGCATATTAATATACCAACCAGTTAAAATATATTTATTCTTAGTATAGGGAGGATTTCCTCTATGGACATGAGTAAATCCTGCTGGCCAAATTACAACTCTTCCAGTTTTCGGTCTAACCTTCCTTGATTGATAAAGAAATTCAGTTTCTCCTTCACCTTCTGGCAAATCATTCAAGTAAATTGACCAAACAAGAACTCTTTCCTGCATTCTTGGATTGGCGTTTTCACTATGCCATACATGATAACCTCCTTGAGGAGGAGTTCTTTGTAATTTTGCATCAGTTGACATCAATCCTTGCTGTTTCAAATTTCCATAATTTTCAATATAATCTAACAAACAAGCTTGTAAATATTGATTAAAAGTTCGCGCAAGTTTACCTTCATGATAATGCAAAAAGATTGCAAAATCCTTTCTTCCAATATTACGATCAGGAAACTGTTGAGATCCATCAGAATATTGTGAATCTGTGCTACTTAAATATCTGGCAGACACATCAGTATCAAGAGCATTATCAATCAATTTGACTGCTTCATCACAAACTACCTTTGGCACAAAATCATCCCACACACCAATAAAATCTTTGAATTGTCCATTCATCAACTCAACAGGTTTGATAGGAGGAATAGGATCATGTGATTTCATAGTAAAATCTCCAGTTTTATAAAGAAAAAATTATAAGTTTACATTATTGTCGGCAACGTATGCCTTAATGATATATTTAGTTCTAGTATAATCTCCTATTAAATTAATTCCCTCTCCAGATTGTAAGTATACTTTTAAAGATTCATCAAAGGCAATTCTTGATCTATTTGTCATCACAATATTTCCAATATTTGGGGTAACACCCATTTCATTTGAAACATCAATAACTTTTTCAAGTTTCTTTCCTATATTATAAGTAGTAGATAGATCAATTTCTTGAGTAAATGGTCCAGCTCCAGAATCACTAGTATTCCAATATCCCTCACCTGGATTTAAAGGAGTATCATCGTTAAGACCACCATAGTTACCAGCTTTATTATCATTTCCTAATCTTGCTACACCAGAAACAGGTCCAAAAGATAAATGATGTGAGTGAGAACGAAGTGAATCGTCATTTCTATCATATTCAATTATTGGTTGTGGATCATTTTCCAATGCAGCATTTCTGGCATCATTAGTAAAGCTTGTTCCATCAGGAGTACCTCCACTTTTTGCAGCAGCAAAAAAAGAAAATCCAGATGCTTCAGTTCCTAAAACATAATGAGTATGTGGAGGAACGCCAAATAAAAATGATTTACTGGTTCCTTCATTCTGATTATTTCCTATTTCAAATGAAACGTTTCCATTAAATGTAGCTTCTACAAAACTAGTAGTTTCATCCCAACCATCAGTTCTATATCTACCAACACTGAAAGTATCGTCTGCTCCATCATCTTGGAAAGTATCTGGTGCTGCATCACTTGTATTCAATAATCCAATTCGCAACACTCCATAAGCATCAAGAAGACCCGTGCCTGGATAGTCAGGATCACCGCCTGGTTCTTCAGGATCATCTGCATCGTTTGGTGTTGGTGGGTAACTAGAAGTAGGACTAGATCCAGGTGGTGGATTATCTGGTCCTACAGTAGGAGGAACAACAGTGACTACTACTGAGGTTGAATATGTTGTAGCTCCATCAAGACCTAATGCTGATAAAGTATATGTTCTATTATTATTTGGAGAAAACTGAACTGAACCTGGATTATCAGGTTCACCAGAAATATCAGTTAACGATAAAGTTCCTGTTGTATAGTCATCAGCTGTCCATTGTAAAGTAACTAAGTCTCCCCTTTCAATAGTAATACTTGTTCTTTCTGTTCCATTATCATTAATCTTAAGATCTAGATCAGCTGCTGGTTGAGTTGCAGTAACTGTAACTTGAACTTGATTAAAAGAAAGAGGATTATCAACTCGAAATACTTGGTAAACAAAAGTTGTTGTGCTATTAATAGTGATATTAGCACTACCACTTCTACCAACAACTCCAGTATATGGACCTAAGCTCCAATCAAAATATTCTAAATCAGCAACATCAAATCCAGGAGTATTCCATGTTAAAGTTACTGCATCTCCTACTGTAACACTAGTAGAACTCGCCGTAAGAGTAATAGTTGGTAGAGGTGGTGTTGGTTGTACATCTGGACCCTCAAGTAAGAAAGCTCCAGCACCTGGGTTCGATGTAAAAGATCCACCGTTGGCAGTATTTCTGTACGTTAAACGAATTTTAAATTGTTCGTTCCTACTAAAAAATTTACTACAACTGTTTACATTGTTTAATGCTGCATTAAAACCACTTGCGTTACATGATGCCAGAACGCTATTATTATCATAATCAAGAAATTCTGCGCTACCAGCATTGTCAGCTGCAGCTTTTAATGTATAAGTCCCCGAAAATGGAGCCGTAATTATCTTAATATATGTCGATGTTTCAGTAGGCGCTGGATCTGCAGAAGTATTAAAAGAAGTTCGTGCGTAGGCAGTCATAAATGCACCCCATGCACCATTATCCCAATTTACACTACTACTTTCTACTGTAGCAGTTACTGGTGATACACCACCATTTCGACTATCCCACCATGTCTGAATTCCCATTAGTAATTACCCCGTATAATATGAACTTTTAAATTCATTACCGTCACCAATAGCACCTGTAAATGACAGTGCTGCTCTAAATTGAATAGTGCCACCAGTCCCTTTCATGAACTCAGGAATATCAACTGTAATTGTATTCCATGTTGCATATTTAATATCCCAATCATCAAATGTTAACCCAGTATTATTTGCAGAAGGAATAAGAATAACATCTTGCGAATTTGTATTTCTCGTAAATCTAACAACTAAATCATCTCCAGGAACACCAGAAGTATTTGGTCTTTCTCCACCATTAACATCATTACCAGCAATTACAGTAAAAAATATTTTATCATAATTTGTTAGATCTACATTGCTTATAGTTAAGGTTCTTACAGTATTAGTAGGGAGATTAGTCGTGGATGTAAGAGAATAATATTGATCATTTGGTACAATTTCGGCAAATAAAGGTTTTGCAAATCCATTAACTTCTCTTGTTCCATCGCCAAATCCTGTTATTCGTGAGTTATTTGTACTCACAGAACCAAAATTATTAAATTCAGATGCATAATACCATACTCGTTCTCCAACTGGTCTACCTTCCCCAGTGACTGGATTAATGCTTACTTCAGAATCCGCTGGAGCAAATCTTGTGACATTAGCAAGATAAGCGCCACCAACAGATCCTGGATCTAAAGATCCTCCTGTGCCTTCAGTGCCAGTTGGACCATATTGAGGAGAAAGTGAAGGACTAGATCCATTGTTACCATCAACTTTCCCCGTTCCCATTAATTTTACACCACGATAATCTGGTAGCTTGAAGGTAGTACCCGATCCTCCATATGTATTTCCGATTATCCTATAAAGTTCAGACCATTTTCCATTACTTCCATTTAAACTCCTACCATCACATTCAACCCATCCTGGATACAAGGTATCAATATTCCAATCATCAGTTCCAGAATTCCAATTTCCAGGTCTAGCAACTTGCATGATAGTTCCAATCGCTGGACCACCTGTTCTGGTACGAATTTTATTATAAGCAACAGACATTAGAATTTAATCAACCATTCAACTAACATGTATTTATGTTGTATATCATCAAACTTAATCGTTTTTTCATTGTTAAGAGTAACTGTCGTAGTTAGAAAAGCAGAAGTTAGTTCTGCTTGTGACAAAACAAGTTCTGTGTCTCTATCAAGTGCTGTAGCTTTAAAAAAATGATTATGAGATGTTCCAGATTCTGATCCAGCAGATGTTGATAGAGCTTGTGAAAAGGAACCTTGTGCATCTTCAACAACTTGACCACTACTGGGCGTTCCAGTAACTGTAGTAATAATATTATCAGTATTTGCTACGCCTCCTCGCATAACCGTCGCTTCAGAAAAATGTGCATGTGGGAGAAATCCAGCAGATTGGACTGAAGATGATGGTGCTGTTGGAATTAATGTTGAAACAAAATTCATTGCAGACGGAAGAAAGACTGGTGAATTTCCAAGTAGAAAATTTCCTGTGTAAAAGACATCAATGTTTTCTCCTTGATTTAAAATAATTTCTCCAGGAACACCACATGTAGGTACTTGAGTTCCAGTAGTAGTAGTTGCATACAAATTATTATATCCACCAGAAACATTGGATGCATTAATATATTTTGCTCCAAGATCTGGAACTTGAAATTGTCCAAATGTCAAATCTTCTGTTGGTTCTTCCAGTTCAACATTAAATTTCTTAAATTTAGAAGTAGATCCCATTCCAAGAATATTTGCAAGAACTGGATAATCTCTTCCTCTATATTTTGAACCATCACAACGCAAAAATCCTGAAGGAACAAAGTCTTTCCAATCTGCACCATTAGGACTGTTTCCACTTAAAAACCTAGGAAATGGAACTACACATCCAGTAAATAATCCGTATTTTCCTCTTTCTACTGAATAAATTGTTGTCATTTAGTATGCCCTGATTATATACATTAGATTTGCCGAAACACCATCAGTTGCATCAAAAACAATATTTGCAACTTCCGTGAAAGCACTATTCACAGGTTGAACATCACCAACTGTCACATTATTAATAAAAATTGTACTAGGAGCTTTCATAGATCCTATATTAATATCATACGTAACTGTTGGATGAGTATGTGCAAAACCATCCCAAGTATCGTTGTTGTTATTTAGACATACTGGATATCCAAACATACCAGTATTATTTCCTGCTAAATCAGTGAATCCAATTCTAGTCATAATTCTATCTCTACA